GCTATGGCTAGAGCAATACTAGACATTTATACTGTTAAGGAGCAACTTAAAAATGTTCAACCTAACCTGTGATGAGCAAAGCAGTGTTGATGTGGGTGGTATTTGGACTGGTCCCGATCAGTTTGAACTACACTTTAGATTCAATCATGATGACCAAGAAGATATTAACTTACACCTAATTTTAACTAGGGAAGAAGTTGATATTCTACAAGACTGGCTTAACAGACAACTAAAAAATAATAAGGTGCAGTAATGCTGGGCACAGATGTATTGATGACCAGAGCATTACGCTATGTTGTTGATGAACATAGTTTAACAGTAGACGCACTTAAAACAATACCAGGACCACTTAAGAATCAACTGCAAGACTTTGCTATCATGGTAGCAGAGGACATGCAGTTTAACCAACTTAAATACTTTAGACCATTTGAACACCAAAAGAAGTTTTTCTTCACTGGTAATAATCCAAAACATGAACGCCGTGGTGTGCTAGCCGCAAACCGTATTGGTAAAACAGTTAGCACTTGTTATGAAACAGCCATGCATTTAACTGGACGCTATCCAGACTGGTGGGAAGGACATAGATTTACAAGTCCTATTACTTGCATGGTAGCAGGTGAAGGTTGGGCGCAGGTCGCATTGGTATTACAGCAAGAACTGTTAGGAACACAAGATGTTAAAATTACTGAAAACTTGGGCACTGGCGCAATACCTCGCGATTGCATTATTGTTGATACAATGCGTAATGACGGTGCTAATTGTATTGGCTGTGAAATCAAACATGTCACAGGAGGAAAAAGTTATTTGCTCTTTGCCAACTACACACAAGAAGTTAGACAACTTCAAGGTTTCAAACTTAACTTAGCAGTATTTGATGAACAACCACCCGATGACTTTTTCAGTGAGATCGTTACGCGAACTGCTACCACCCAAGGTAAAGTTCTATGTTCGTTCACACCACTTAAAGGTCTTAATGGCCTTGTAAGCAAATTCTGGAACAAAGAAGAAGGCTACGAATACATTCGTGTGTCATGGGATGATGTTCCTGAATATGACCCATGGGGTATGCCATTCTTGTTAAAAGAAACAAGACGACAATTGGAACGCGATTACTTGCCACATGAGCGTGAGGCTCGTATTGCTGGTAAACCTGTTATGGGTAAAGGTGCAGTGTTTCAACTTGGCAATTGGCCATTATACAAAACAGGTGAGTATGACTTTACTCGTATGCCAAATATACACAGAGTTATTGCACTTGACTTGGGCTTGGTCAACGACAAAACAGTTATATCATTAATGTATTGGGATCCGTATGAACGCACTGCTTTCTTACATAGACAAATTGTTGTGCAGGGTGTTGAAGAAGCAGTCCCAACTCAGTATATCAATCATTTGCTTCGTCCTGAAGTTTTTGGTTGTCCTATTGTTTTACCTGCTGATGCTAGCACTAGTGGCAGATACACAATGAGCAGTAACAGTATTCGTGAATTATTTGAACAATACGAACTAAATGTATATGACAAAGCAATCATGAATCCTGCTGACAGCCAAGGGCGTGTCACTAACCACAAAGCATATGGCATTAACCAAATGCGACAAATGCTGGAAGTGGGCAGTTTAATGGTCAATGAAAATTGCACACATTTCTTAAATGAAGCACAGAATTATTTCGTAGATGAAAAAGGAAGATTTAGTGATCCTGATGACTGTATTGACAGTGCTCGCTATGCATTACTTGCATGTTTACAAGGAATCGCCGAACCCTGGGACAATAGAACGCCAGCGGATAGGATGAGAGCACAACGCGACAGATATGTAACTAGAGATTACACAACAAAACCAGCCTGGAAACAAAGTTATGACCCAAGTCAATGAATTAGAAAAGAAGTTTATTTGTGCTATTGAAGATAACACAATGATATTGTGCGAAAAGCATGCCAAGGCATTTGAAATAGCCGCAATGACAGCAATGACACCACATACAGTCTATGAATTAGACGAAGAAGATGCAGAAGATGCTGTATGCCATGCTTGCAATCTACAAGACGAACTAAATCGTCCTAGAATTATCATGCCCGGAGAATTCATATGAGTGCATTCTTTAAAGATGCCGCTGGTGATTTCTCAATGACACGCTTTTGGACCGGTGTTTGTTATGCAACTTGCACTTATGTGATTATTCACAACATTGATACAATTGATTGGACTATGTTATTGGCTTATGCAGGCGTAGTTAGCGGTGCAGACATCGCAAAAAAAGTATTAGTAAGGAAATAACATGAGTAAAGGCAGCAATCGTCGTAAAGAAGACACACAAAAGATCCGTGACAACTGGGATGCTATATTTGGCAAGAAGGACCCTAAGGAAAACAAGCCCGCAGAGCCCAACAAAGAAAACGCTAAATAATACTATCTAAAGGGCTAAAAGAACTATGCTAGATATAAAAAATATCCCCGTTCAAAACATTAATCAAAACAAAAAGATTAATGCTACATTTGTGCGTATGAAAAATCAAATGGATGTCAAAATGGCTTCCTATTTGCGTTATCTGGGAACTAAAAACGCTGTGAACAGGGCCAGCGATTATCACTATCTCTGTTTAGCAGTTACTGACTCAACTGCTCCTGTTAATGGTATTGACTACATTCACCCAAGTGTTAAACCTGTTGTTGATTATGCTACAGCAGTTATTGCCAAGGGACTTATGCCCAACGGCGAAATTAACTTTGAATTCGTAGCAGACGGTGAATGGGATGAAGAAGCCGCACGACAAGCAACTAATATGGTTAGTCGTGTTGTTAATCAAATGAATGATCCGCACTTTATTTTAGAGCGTTGGGTCATGGATGCTTGTATGCACAAAAACGGTATGATGATGGTCAAGCCTGTGCGTGAACTTGTTACTCGTTATGTAGAAACGCAGGGCACTAACGAACAATTAAAAGCATTTGAATTACAAGCCGCTGAGTCAGGCCTGCAAACTCTGCGTCAAAACAAACGCCAACTAACAGTTGAAATGGACAAAGCAATGGCTGAGATCCAACAACTATTGGGCGCACAAAAACAAGAACTAAGCAATGAGTTAATGGACAAGCATATTGAAAGTATGCGTATGGCCGATGACGAAGAAAACTACGCTGACTTGGCTGCTGGTCAAGCAGAAGTATTGACTAGTCAAGCAACTGGTCAAGAAGAAATTATTCATGAAGCAATCAAGCGTAACACAATTTACAAAGCAAAATACAAAGTAACAGGCTATGGACTAAACATTAAGTTCCATCCTATTGCACAGCACTATTGGATCTGTGATCCTACAGTGCCTGAAATGAAGGATCAACCATTCTGTGGTTACTACGATCCAATGACAATCCAGGAAGTAACAGAGTTATATCCTGACATTCAAGGCGACTTGGAAAACTTTAGACAGTTTGCCGAATACAATATGAATGGCGCTTACCAAGCAGGTAGCGTATTAAACAACTTGGCTATTCACGCTCGTGACAGTGTTCCTGTTATGGGTATTCCAGTTAGTTCAGCCGCGTCAGCAGATCCGGACAGCAGAATTGTTTCTGTTGTTACTGTATGGAACAAATATGACATTGACGGCGATGGCGAACTAGAACTAGTAGAATTAATTTACAGTGGCAGTTATATTATCAGTGCCCGTGAAGTAGAGTTTATTCCAGTTGCTAATATGTGTCCAAAGCCATTACCAGGAAACTTCTACGGCATGAGTATCGCTGAATCGGTTATCCCGATGCAGGAATACGCAACAAGTGCGGCTCGTGCTGAAATTCAATTGGGTCTGTTAACTGCCACTCCCCGTATTGGTGTTAAGCCTGACAAGTTAGATTTTGAAATGTTGCAAGATGGCGAAGCCGCTATCTTTATTTTAGATTCTAAGTTTGATCAACAAAAAGACATTTACCAAATTCCTCCTCCAAGTGGCAACTTAAACTTCCTTGAAACAGGTATGAACCGTATCCAACAAGATACAATGGCTATGATTGGTATGACTACTCCACAAGATGTATTCAACCCAGAAGTTATGGCACCTGGTAACAGTGGTGTTAAATTGCAAATGGCATTAACGCCAAACCAAATTATTCAAGACAACACAGTTCGCAACGCCGCAGAAGGCTTAAAAGAAGCACTATACTTGGTATGGCGCACTTTGATCCAATATGGTGATGACTATGGCGTTAAGAAGATTGCCGCACAATGCAGAGCAGACAGAAAGCCAGAGTTCATGGACTATGTTGCTTGGGAT